CTGCAAATCTACGTTAAAAGCCCAAACATCCAGATCTGTTCCTGTTTCTGCAAGTACAACAGGCGTTTCGAATACTTTGCCCGATAGATCATCGATTGTTTTACCTACTCCATCAAAGAGCCATGTTGAGGCTAATCTTGCCTCGTAATCATCCTCTGTCTCCTGTGGGAACTTAGGTAAGTAAGCCTCACCTTGTTCACGCATATGCTGCCCACCTTTCATAAGATCTCGACAAGGCGCTGACATTTGCAGCATTGTTTCTATTTCTGGAGAACGATTTGCAACTGAATTACTCATATTCTAATCACCATTTTACCTGATGCCTGTGCTTTAATTAAAGGCGCGATTGCGTATCTAACTGCATCGGGAGCGTGATTGTTAGCATCGATTATATCTGGCATTATATCACCCGACAATTTATCCACCTTATGACTATATAACCTAAAGTCGTCAATAGCGCCCTTGCAGCTTGGTGCTATTATGACAGATTTAAACCCACGAATAAACCTAATTCCTTCTTGAATACTATTAGGCCACTTTTTCACGCCTTCCATTCGAGGAAAACCATGCCTTTGTAGATAGCTGATTGTCTTGGGTTCTGCGCTATCGGCTCGGCAAGTATATCGATCAAACTCAGGTATTATCTTCGTTATAAAGTTGTGAGTATTATCTATTTCTATTCCGACTCCGTAAGCCTCTTTCTCGATATATAGGTTCTCATCGTGTACCCAACATTTAACAGCAACTAAAGGATCTGGTCTAAAGCCAAAGTCCACGCCTAAATACGGCCCTTGCCATCCTTGCAATGGTTCGAAGTCCTCTATTCGCCATTTATCGTGAAAGACTTGAGCATCGTTTACAACCTCATAACCGCCTAACCAAATGTGAGAATACCGTTCAAAGTCTCGCTCTTTGGCAACCTCTGCAAGTTCGACCATCGCATCAGGAACAAAAGGATTATCGTCATAGTTAACGTGAACTAACTGGCTGTTTTCGTTAGTATTAAACACTTCCTCTACTGCATCACTTGGCTGTCGAGGATTCCAACTAAACCAAAGCTCTGCGCCTTCCTTACGCATAGTCGGATCAAGTAACTCGATTGATCGCTTCGACAGGCTTTGAGCTTCCTCGCACCATGCCAAATCAAAACCCTCTAGTGATTTAATACTATCAGCCGTATGATCCTGCATCCCTTGAAAGATTATCACGCCTTCGCCTCGTAAGTTTTTTATCTCTGTGGTTTGCACCTCAAATAAATGATCTAAGCCTAAAGCCGTTATTTTATCCTCTAGTAGTTGTTTAGCTGAGAACTTAAGGGATCGCTGCACCTCACGAATACAAACAACTCTGCTATCTGGGTTCATTAGCTGACGTTCTATTACAGCCTCGGCAAAGAAGTGAGACTTGCCAGATGCTCGACCACCCTTTGCACCTCTATATCTAGGATGACCACTTTCACCTTCTAGCAAAGGCAAAGCCCATCTAGGAGTCTGAATCTGTAGATTTGTCAATTATAATACGTTCTATTTTAGTAGGAGTCATCGATCCATCAGGACTTGAGTGTTCTAGCGATTGAGTTTCTTTCCATCCGCATTGAGTTTTAAGATAGAATATCTGCGCTCCAAGCTCTCCCGATCTTGCTTTTTGTATTAAACTTCCTGCAATCGCACCTTTTGCCTTGGCTCTTCCTTTTTTATAGCGTTCGGAAATATGAGCGTTTCTTTCCATTAAAGCATAGAAAGTTGTTCTTCCAATACCAAAGTAATCAGCAATATCTCCAGTTGATAAAACTGCTGCAAGTGTTTCTACTTCATCAATTTGCTTTTCGGTTAGTTCTATTTCAGGTCTGCCTGCTTCACCTTTTGCCATATTAAAACCTATTAAAAACCCTTCTTAATATATACGACCTTGCTAATGATATAACAGTAAAAGCCAAAGAAATCGAGAGTGCCTTTTGTGTTGTTATCTGATAGCCATGTAAAGGTAATATAATATAAGTTGCCGCAGTTGCTATAATATATCCAATTAAGACGTTTGTACTGGCCTCAACCATGCTCATTAGTTTGGTTTGATTCTGCATAGGTTTTACCTGTTTGTTCGTTTACTGCTTCTTTACCTGTAAAGTCCTGCCATCGTTTTATTATTACATCACAGTATTTAGGTTCGAGTTCCATCATTCGACAGTCACGGTGATTTTTTTCACAAGATATTAATGTTGAACCTGATCCACCAAAAGGATCATAAACGGTTATTTTATTTGGATGATCAGTTATAGCTAAATCTATAATCTCAACTGGCTTCATAGTAGGGTGAACCGTGTTTTTCTGGCGTTTTACTTCCCAAATATCTCCACGAACAGTTTTTTTTCCTCCAAACTCACCGAAGTAAAAAATTATTTCATGCTGTTTATAATATTTGTCTAAATTTTGAGCTGGATTGACCTTGTTCCAAACGATCATAGCTTTCGGAGCGCACCCCAAATCAGTCATGGCTTCTTTAAATAAATGAGCAAACTGCCAAGAACAACAAACATACATAGTATCACAAACCATCAAAGACTGGCGCAAAAAATCTGCAAAATCCTGATCGTTCATCTTGTCGTTTTTAATCTTTTCTCTCTTATCTTTTACCCCTTGATAGTCAATATTATATGGAGGATCGGTAAAAACCATATCAACCTTTAAACCATCAATTAGCTTTTCAACCGCATCGATGCTTGTACTATCGCCACACATCAAGCGGTGATTGCCTAGAAGCCAAATATCACCCTCGACTGTAACAGGTTTCTCTGGGGCTTCAGGAACTTCATCCTCGTCAGTAAGCCCTTCTTTCTCAGGCTCTTGCAGTAACTTGGCTAGTTCGTCATCGCTAAAACCTACCAGATCCAGATCAAACTCTAACTCTTTGAGTCCGTCTAGCTCTATTTTAAGCATCTCATCGTTCCACCCTGCGTTGAGGGCAAGTTTATTGTCTGCGATGACATAGGCTCGTTTCTGTGCTTCCGACCATCCTTTGGCTGTCATAGTTGGTACTTCTTCGAGTCCAAGGCGTTGAGCAGCGAGTAGTCTGCCATGTCCTGCTATGATTTCACCATCGGTATCTATTAAAATAGGAGTTGTGAAACCCCACTCTTTGATGCTTGCCGCTATCTGTGCAACCTGTTCATCGCTGTGGGTTCTACTATTTCGAGCATACGGTGTAATTGATTTTATGCTCGTTCGTTCAACTTTGTCTGAAGGCCAATCCATAATGATCTCTTTGTCGGTTTATCTTATTATAGTTAAAAAAATGCCCCACGCAAGAACGCAGGGCAGTGTACTTTAAAAGGACAGGCGGAAAAAAAGCAGTGTAAAAACCTGTCTCTCTGGGAGGGGTATATGAATTTATCCACGACCAGTCTACCATAATTTAATTATTTTTCCAATGGTTTAAATATTTTCTATAGGGTTCGAGTTCTTCTTCTGTCACTAAACCGCTTCGAACCATCTGTTTTGCAAAGGTTCCTGTTATATAACTTTCTCCAACCTTCTCATTATTTTTTATGCGATCAGCATTTATTTTAAGTTCATCTGGCTCGTAACCTTTCTGCTGCGTATCGTCTATCAGTTGTGGCCTTTTGGGTGCGATTTGCCTTGCCGCATCTCCAATCTGTTTAGCTGTAGGCCATGATCGAGTTTCCAAGTTCCCTAGCAAAGCCTCCTCAAAGTCATCAAACCATTCTGTGTATTGTCTAGTCGGAGCAAGTCCTTTTATTCGTTTACATAGAAACTCAGCCTCTGTTTTAGTAGCCTCTGGGTTTCCTGTCACTGCTCTCGGAGCGTTTAATCGTGCTAACATTTTCATAGTTCGGTTTTTAAGTTCTACTTCACGAATCATATTTCAATCCCATTTCTTGTAAGTATTTAAAGGTTTCGTTTGCATATTCATTTTTAATTTCATCTTCCCATCTTTCGCCATTTAACCAAGTTGCAGGATGAGGAATAAATTCTTTATCTTTTCCTACTGTACTCTTTGCATACAAAGAAGCCGAGGAAATAATATAATGGACATCAGCTTTCTTGATTGCCTTTGCCCATGCTTTTCTAGCTGCTCCCTTTCCAACCTTTCGAGGATACTCAGAATAAAACTCATCAAAATAGTTATTATTTAATAAGGATGGTTCTAAGGGTGGTTCTATGGATGGTTTACCTGAATCTCGTTCAGGGGTAGGGGTGAACGTCATGCAGGGGTGGGGCTGAATGTCATTCAGGGGTGAATCACGTTCAGAGGTGGCTCTGGTGGGCTGTAGAGCCTTAATTATGTTCAGGTTTATTCTATAATCGATTGTGTATCCTGATTTGCATTGACGCTGACCTGATTCGGATACGATGCCCATCGCAATCATGTCTTTTATATGTATTCGAACAGCCCGATCTGTCATTTCGAGA